TTTTACCCTGAAGCCGCTCTGCTCAAGCAGGTTCATTACCTGTGAAACAGCATCTGGGTTACTTGGATCTACCATGGTTATAGTAATGTCTTGCCACTTAACTTTTCCAGGAAACTTGTAAGTGTTGTCAAGGTACTGGTGTTCTATAGGACTTGAGGTGAATGTTGGAATCTTTACAGACTTCCCCCACCACATAGCGCCACCACTAGTTGAAGCACCGTCTGCTGAATCTAGTTGAATTTTGAACCTAAATAGTCTTTTCGGCTCAACGTCATTTTCTTTCCAAAAACCCATAATTTTATAACTCCTTCAAAATTAATTAGTGTTTACTCGAATTCTACACCACTTCTAGAGACTACAAAATCAATAGCAATGAACTCAATAGCACGAGCAGGCTTGATGAAGATCTGAGCATACATAATGTTCTGATCAATCAGGTCAGGTGTAGTTGTGGTCTCGTCAAGAACAATCTTAAACTCAGTAATACCAAAGTTAGACTTAACGCTTTGCAGGATTCTACTTGAACGTGACTTGAAGCGGTTAAAGGTTACATCAACTGCTTGATCAAACAAGAGGTCTCGAGCCACAGCGCCAATACGCTTCTTGATGAATACCATCAATCGACGAACGTTGATGCGATCAAGAGCAGACTGCTGAAGTTGAAGAGTCTTTTGTCCGAACACAACAATACCACCAGCAGCAGTAAAGTTAGCAATTGGATTAACTCTTGCAGCATAAAGATCATCACGAAGACCTTTAGTTAGACTACGCCAAGTATTAGTTACGCGTGGCCCATTTGGTCCACCAAGAGGATTCAAGCCACCACGATTAAACCCAGCAGGGGCAAACCATGGCTGAGAGACAGCCTCAGATGCAGCAAGCGCTCCGATACCGGCAACCGATGGTGGGACTAGAAGTAATGGATTGGCACTTGATACTGTGTCTGCAAGTGTAACCCAGGGATAGTAAGCAGTGGCATAAGAATTATCAAGGAATCTTGCTGATAATTTGTTTACAGTACTTTCTACAGAACCTTCAACAACAACACCGTTGCCACCATCATGCCCTGGGACATAACCTCCTTCAAGGTCAATAATTGCCAGGTGATCAGAACGTTCTGCAGCGTTTGATAAAACACGGTCAGTAATAGCGGTGTCAGTAATACCAGGTATAGAAAGAAGGTCAAATGAGACATACTCAGGATCAGATACAATGTCAAGTGCCTTTTCAAGAGTTGCTCTTTCGTACGATGTCGTCTCATCAGAACCAATGTTTGTATTGTCAAATGGATCAGCCTCAAAGATGTCAAGACCATCACGCCCACCAAGAAGTGGAGCAACAAATTGTCTTACACCACCATCGGTTGAACTAGTCAAAAGAGTTGATAGAGTATTGCCGGCTGTTCCTGCAACAGAGGTTCCAGCATCAAATGACCCTTGTTCAAAGAAAAACTGTTTTTTACCAGAAACTTTTCTAAGGTCATCAAGAGTGAATGTGAATGAGTATTCCATTCCGTCAGGAGGTGTTCCCCCTTCGCTTAACTGTTGGGTAAATCCACCAGGTAATTCTCTAACAATATCAAAGTAACTATTATCTTGCCCAGACTCAGTTGAGGTTCTTCTGTGGTCAATACCAAAGAGGTAATCTTTATAATAAGGGGCGAAATTTCTAGCAAACCCTTCATTAGTTGTTTGCAAAGCAGGGAACCTGAATGAAGCAGATAAGGCTGGAGCAGTAGCTGGAGCGAAGAAAGGATCACTAGCATCACCCGCTGGAGCGGATATCAATGGTGCCCCTGGCATGTTAACACCACCAGTTACAAAACTATGAGTTTCTGGGGTTCCACCTACAGCAGCCGCATGAGTACCAAGCTTGACAACATGAGCCGAACCAGAGATTAATGAAAATCCTAGTGGTCGTAGTGGACCAGCGTATCCAACAGGTAGTGCCTGGGCGTTGGTAAGAAGACCATTTTCAACTACTGATGCCATTTCAATTCTAATGTAATCCGATCTGTTTTCATAAAGACCTAGGGTATTGAATCTCTTCTGTACAGAATCCCATTCAAGTCTTTCGTTACCAATTACTTTAGCGACATAGTTTGCATCACCTGGTCTAAGGGTACAGCCAGTGAAAGCTTCTACTCTCTGTCCGGCATTGTTAATAACGTTAACGGTGAAAGATGGTGGGTTTTCTGCATCTCCAATGTTAAGGTCTGCAATTGCAATCTTGTATTTCTTTTGAATCTCAACGCCTTCACTTAAAGCAGCAAATCTAAATAGTTGTTGTTGATTTGGCTTCTGGTCAATAAACCAAGGAGTTCTTGCAACCTGTGCGTTACCTCGGTTATATCCCCAGTTATTGTTTGCATTTGAACCAGACTGGAGAGCAAGGATAATACCATATTGCTTCCCAGGGTTATTATTGAAATCATTTACATGCTCGACAACTGATTGTTCGAAAGTCTCACCCAAGAAATAATCAACATCAGTTAAACCGAAGTTGGCATTGTTGTTAATTTTTTGTGGGTTTGTGTTCAGTGCCTTTCTGATGTAGTTATTGGTGTCTGTTGGATCAAAGTTTACAACAAAGTTTTCAGAACCAACCCTAACCTTGAAAGCGCTAGCCTTCGCAGCGGTAGAGATAGATTCCACAAATTGCCCAGAAGCAGTTACAGCAGTTGCAGGAGCGGTTACGTTGTCAACGGGAGTACCACAAAGCTGAACACCAGTTGCATCTCCATCAATATAAAACACAGCAGCTAAAGAACCTGTGAAGTTATCGGTCATTGTACCAGATGGGCTAATAAACAGTCCATAAGCAGACTTGTTATTAGCTGGGGTAGCGCTTGGACCTTCGGCGATTTTCCATCCTGCCTCTCCAGCATCAGTGCTGGCATCCGGTGATTTTTCACCTAGAAGTCTAACAAATTTAACTGGTCCAATATCAGCAGATAGATAAGCCTGTGCAGCATACATTGCATACATTGGGGTTGCATAGTTTCCATCTCTCCAAGGATCTGCTGATGCATTCCTTCCAGAAACAGGATCTCCAAAGGTTTCTCTAAAATCTGCAAAGTTTCTAACAATAACAGGTTGCATCGCTGGCCCCATCGGTGCTCTACCAATAAGAAGGAGTCCATCTTCTTCGGGAGTCGGGGTAATCTGCGATTGATCAACTTCTCTCAGTTGAACACCAGGTGAAATAAAATCAAATCTTCTAGGCATTAAAATTCTCCTTATGCATTAATACATTCAAAGTAAATAGTTTCTTCAACTACGAAACGCATTTAAGGCCTATACTTTCCATCATCATTAGCCCATGGCCTTGTATCGCCAAGTATCACTCTTTCTCTTGTGATTCTTACTTGAACTTGATTCTCTCTTCTTGTGATCTTTGGTCGGTCTCTGTTAGGTCCCTCGGACACAAGATAACCAAGTACCTTAAGATTAATTGTGGCTTCAAACACTCGCTCTTCAACACCAAGATCAGTGACGTTATTGGTGTTGTAGTTGTCTTGAATAAACGCTTCGTAACGGTGACCATCATACTCAGCAAGAAAACTGTTCTTTGTATCAAAAACAAATCCTGGTAATAATTCATTCATCTGCTGTTGGTATTCTGTCTTTATCTTAACTTCGTACATGCATGTTATGTATGTTGGTACTGGAACAGTGATCGTTTCATAAACTATCTTTGAATTATCTCCTCTCCCTGTTTCGTCTCCGCGACCTGATTGTCTTAAACGATCAGCGTTGGCAAAGTTTCTTGTCTTGTCTTGCTTAATAATCCTTGTAGTTGCAACAGTTCCGCCACGATAATCGTTGACTTCTCCAATTGTCGCTTGAAAACCACCTTTAAATGTGTCCTCTCTAGATACTGATGCTCTGTGTACTGACATAAGGGGAAGCTTAAGTTTTCCAACAGAGTCTCTAAGTTCTTTGTTGTTCTTAATTTGATAAGGTCTCTCTGATCCGTGCCATACGATTGGTACCTTTTTAAAGCCATCGTTTGTTGTACATGAAAGATTGAGTACTTCATCAAGATAATAGTAGATGGCAGAGTCAATTGTCTCTAGGCTTGATGGTTCAAATGTTTCTACGCTTTCACTGGGCATTAAATAATCCGTCCCTTGCTCTAATGCACTCTGCTTGTATCTCAAAGCGTGGTGCTTCTACTTGCCCAAACAAAAGCTTGGGTTCGTTGAGTTTTACGATCTCATAGTAAATACTACCGTATCTAACAAAGTCACCTTCTCGCACAAATAGGTTCTGGTCTTCTGTGAGTCTTCTCTTGTGGAAGTTCACTTTAATCTTTGTTGATTTATCAATTGCAATACCACTCATGTCAGAGGTTTCAACTCCTTGGTACTCAACAAGCGCATGAACACGTACAGGATGAAGGAACGTTTTTTGTATTGCCTCTCCGTAAATCGGGTGGTAATTTGTGTGGTCAATGTCGATTGGGAAGTAAAGAACCTGTTGTCCGACAACTCGTTCGATAATTTCATCGTTGATTTGCTTTACAAGATTCTTTTCTTTTTCTCCAAGAAATAGTGGAGGTGGTGGCGATGCCGGTTGTTCCCATTCGTTGGACATTTATTACCCTCTTAAAATTCTTAGTTTAACTCTTTTCTTTGATTCAGTCACTCCCTGCTCAGGCTCTGGGTCATCAAAGGAAACCTGTGATGGCGTTTGTCCGAGGTCCTGGTCGGCCTGGGCGATAACATCTGCAATGCCTAGTTTTTCAAGAGGAATGTTGTTATCAATGTAATCTACAAGATGGTCATTGATTCCCTCAAAGTAGGCATCCTCTGCTATTGCATTAAGGTGATCTTCAATGTCTGATTTCTTATTGAAGTCATACTCATTAGCATACCAGCCAATTTGGTATACAAACTGATCTTCGTCTTCGTCTTCTAATTGAAAGTAAATTCTCATTTTGTCCACTGGAATTCTCATCCCAACCTCGCCTCCAAGTGCCTCATACACAACATTTCGCACAAGACCTTTTGCACTTTCATCTCCCTTTACATAGGCGAGATTAAGAAGTGCAGCAATCTTGATACCTTCCTCTTCGTCTTTTTGAT